CATCGCTTCGCGGCGCTGGAGGGACCGATATGAATGACGACCTACACCTCAGCCCCGCGGGGCAGAATTTAATCAAGTCCTTCGAAGGATGTCTCACGAAGGTCAAGGGCGGGTTCATGCCCTATGTCTGCCCAGCCGGCGTACTAACCGTCGGCTGGGGGACTACCGGGGAGAATGGAAACAAGATCATCCCGGGGAAGATCTGGACGAAAGAACAGGTTGACTCGGCGTTCGTTAACGACATGAAGGTGTTTGAAAATGCAGTCAAGCGCGCGGTTAAGGTTCCTCTTAAGCAATACCAATTTGACGCCCTTGTCTCCTTTACTTACAACTGCGGAGCCGGGAACTTTGGCAAATCCACACTTCTTAAGCTCGTTAATCGGCAAGACTTCGCCGGGGCTGCGGGAGAGTTTAAGAAGTGGAACAAGGGCGGCGGGAAGGTATTGGCGGGCCTCACGAGACGCCGGGCGAGTGAAGCCCTCCTCTTCCAAAACATCCCCGATGCCGACTACGACGGAAGACCCGATGCCAAACCCTCCCCGTCGAAGGGTTTAATGCCACAAGGGGTTGATTCCCCGGAAGGAGAAGTCTGATGCCGACAGGACCGATTGATATTAAGGGTGTCGTCGCGATGATTATCTCTATCACCTTCGGGGTGTTGTTGGTTGGGACTATGGTGGGGTCGATCTTCACCGGGCGAGCCCTCACCCCCGAAGCAACCCATACCATCGCCACGATCTCGGGGGCGCTGATTGGGGTGCTCTCAACGTGGATCGGCGGGAAGGCTTCCGATCCACCGCCGCCGAAGGGTTAGTCATCATCCGGCACCATCGCGATCCAATGCCTTTGGCCGGTGGCGCGGTCGACCCTCAACGCGCGGATTTTCCCCGAGCGTTCCATTACCTCAATAACCCTGAGGATGGAAAGAAGGGGTAGCCGCTCCCGGGCGAAGTTGTTAATCCGCGATTCAGAGACGCCGAGGGATTCCCCCTTCGCGTCTCTTTTGTTTGAGGTGAGGATGTAGTGGTAGATTTCATCCATGGTCTTAGCGTCAGCGCCACCGGCACCGGCTTTGAAGATGTCGGGCATGTTTATCTCAGCTTCGAGTAGCCATGAAAGGGCGGTGAGGAAATCTTCCTCGGTTAGGAGGAGGGTGTTGGAGCGGTCGATCGCCGCGATCATGGAGAGTTTGTAGAGGTGGACCCTGCGGCGGGTTGTGTAGTGGATTAGTTTCGGGTGGGTGGGTTGGATGGGTTCGCCGGATGCTCGCCATTTATTCACCGCGTCCTTGTAGGCTTCGGTAACCTCAAACTGCCCATGGAGGTTGTTTATCATCTGTAGATCATGGACAAGGTCTTGGTCGAGGGAGGTGTCGTGGTCGGCGAAGTCATTCCCGACGATGCGTTCGTCAGAGAAGATCATGATGATCCGGGAGGTGAAGCCTTGCTCCCAAGCGTTCTCGGGCATGAACTTAAGGAGGTTGGATGGGGTGGTGCCGGCGAGCATGTTGACTTGTGGGGATTTAATTAGGATACGGATTTCATTCCCGCGGCGGTGTTGGGCGTAGACATCGGTGTCGTAGAACGCGGATAGGACCCCAACCATTTCATCGTCGTATTTGTGCATGAAGGCACCGAGTTCATCGGCGAAGATTGCCATGGAGTTGTACTCCACAGCGCCGAGATCGGGTTGGATGAAGGTGCGTTTGGATTTCACCAGCGCATCGACGAGGGCCGAGGCGGTCATGGAGGTGGGCGCGATTCGATACTCGGGGATTTCGGTGAAGTATCGTTTCACCGCGCGGACGGATCGAGTCTTACCAACCCCCGGATGACCTACGATAGCGACGTAGACATTGGGGTAGATTGGGGACGCGGTAGTCAACCAGACCTTCTGCTCGAGAGTTGCCGCGATGGTGGCAATGGCTGACCATCGGCGGAAGATCTTTGGGGATTCGAGACTAGCCGTATTTTCGATGAATCGGTCGATCCAAGAGCCCAATCGTCGGGCTTCGGGTACGAGTGTCTGTCCCGGAGATGGGGTAGTCTTTAAGCCCGTCAGGGTTCGTTTTAACATTCCAGTCACCTTTGTTCCAACCTGTTTTACAGTCATAGGGAATCGTCATAGTTCGCCCGTGGGCGAGTGGGATTTGTACGGGGAGGAGTGCGAGGAGTTGTGGGATGACTGTGTGTTCGGTGGATTCGGGGTAGGTGAATGTGAGTGCGTCGTGGTCGTGCATTACGAGGGTGGCGATTTTGCGTTTCCAGATTCGAAGCATCGCGGTGTTGACTACGTCGGCAAGGCTGCCTTGCGGATCATACGCGATAGCTTCACGTAGAGTTGCTGGGTCGTTTCGTCGTCCGAAGAAGTAACGTTTCCGTCCTGTAAGAGTTGTAACAACACCGGTCTTACGTAGTTGGCTGTCGACATGGACGTGCCATCGGGGGTGGGCAGGGAAGGCTCGGAAGTATTTGGGTTGGAAGTCGGCGACAACGGCGAGAGGGAGCTTGGCTTGGGCGGAAAGGGAGGCGGGCTGGCCACCGTAGTTGGACCCATGGCCAAGTTTTTTACACATGAAACGGTAAGTATAATGTCGATAGTATGGCGTTTCAGCAAGATCTTTGTCTTGTTTAAGGTCACCGGTCCAAGGAAGTTGGGGCCAACAGATTCGTGCCACAGCTGTGTGAGGGTCGCCTGACTCACAGGCATTAAGATAGGTGGGGTCATTGAATAGGTTCCATTCAATCGCGCCGACGCAGAAGGACTCCCCGGATTTAGCGTCGAACTTGGCGAATTTCATTCCGGGGTCAGAGATGAATATCGATCGCAGTGAATTCTCAACGTTTTGCAGGTTGCCTCCGGTGCCGAACTCGCTGAAGCTAGAGCTAAGACGACCAGTAGAAGTGCCAGCAATGTTATAGGAAGTTCTGATTCGTCCATCGGCGTCGAGTTCCGTTTTGAGCACAGCTATTTTCTTTGCGAGATCTCGCATGATGGACATGTGAGAGACAATTGGGCGAGCGATGATGTACGAGGAGAGGCGTTCCAGTGCTGCACGATCGACGGTAGGGCGTCCTCCTCGAAGAATAGGAGGGATCCCGAGTCGTTCGTAAAACAACGTATGCAGATCGGGGTTAGATCGCCAGTTGAAGCCTGCCATTCCAACGCCTTCAAGAACGATACGTTCCAGATTGCGTTCCAACGCTTCCACGGTGTTGTAATACTCCTCGATAACCTCCGCTTTGCGGGCTTGATCGACCAGAACTCCCCGGAGTCGCATTTCGAGGATGGGTCCTTGGAGGGCTTTGGAGAAGGCGTAGGTCGCGGCGGTGTGGGCGTCGAGTTGGGGGAGGAGGGCGGTGAGGACTTCGGAGGTGACGCAGCAGTCGAGGCCGTTGTAGACCTGTTCCCGTTCCCATTGGTTGGTGATGTCATCTGGGGTTGTGCCTCCGGTGTTGATGATCCGCATTAGGCATCCTTTTTGATAGTGGTGGAGGTTCCCTTACGCTCAGACTTCCAAGGGCCGTGGTCGGTGTAGACTGATCCAAGGAAGGCTAGGCCTTTGAGACTCTCCGGCGAGAGGGCGTGATGGAGGAGCATTGTGTCTTCGGCCGCGGAGTAGGTTGGGATGCCGTAGGCGCGGAGGAGGAAGGCGATGTCGTAGAGGCCGTTTTGAAAGACTTTCGGAACGGTTCGATCCGCAAGGATTCGACGTATAATATCCCAAGCGTGTCGTTCATCTTCTTGAGTAGCCCAGTAGTTTCGATCCGGTTTGCGGTCGTCATCGAATGGAATAACAATCGCAAGGTCGTGTCGGGGAGCGAATCCAATACACGTGATCCGCGTTCCAGATGTTTCAATGTCTGTAGAAAGGATTTCACAGCCGATGATGTGGTCATGGTAGAAGGTCTCTATGTCGTCGAGGGTTGGTTCGATCCAGATGGTGCACTCAGGACGGAGGAGTTCGGGGGAGAGATTCTCGCGAGTGGCCTTGGCGAGATCGAGGATGGTTACGGGACGGAGTTCCCATTGGTTGTTAATAGAAGCAGGATGGTTAGCGATAAGGCATTTATAATCAGCCACAGTTTGGGTAGAAAGAAAGGTGGTTCCTCGTAGTTTGGATACTCCCGTGCGGCCAGATAAAGCCCACATAGCAGCGTTGCCAAGACAGATGATAAGGTTAGGATCCAAGGCCAGAATGTCATCGCCGAGCCGATCTAGTTGGGGGCCGAACTCGGCCCTGACCCATCCCGCGGTGCCGAGTTTGGGATAGCCGGAGAGGGCGGTGGATTTGGGGCCGCAGAAGTGTTCAAGTTTGTTGGTTGGAGTGTGGAGGTGGAAGACTTGGGCACGGGCGAATTCGGGATGGGCAGACCAGAGTTGGGCGATGGCGAGTGTGTCGCCGGAGTTGTAGTAGCGGGAGAGGGA